TCATCGGGCTTTGGGTGCAGACTAATATCTTGTAGATATTTGTGTTGCTTAGACCACCATTCTAGAGTACCTTTATCAATGACTCTATTAAGGCGTTTGACTTGATCTTTAGCATCAAGTTTTAGGAACAAAGTTCTGTTCAATAGTTTATCATAATTAAGATCTTCATCTGGATCAAAATAAACTATTGCAACAGATAATACAACGGAGTTTGATTCAACTCCTAAACTTTCTAAATCAAAACAATACATTTCACCTCCAATTAATATAGATCTATAATATCATAGAATCCATAAAATGTAAACCATTATAAAAATAATATTTAACTTTGTGTAGGAACGTATAATCTACATACCATACTTTGGAATAGTTCAAATGCTTCCTTTGGTGTTGATCCACTTCCTAGGCAATGGAATGAACCAAATTCGCAATACCATAATCCATTTTTATAGTAAAATTTATGTCGCATTATTATAAGTTATTAATTATTAAACATTATTTATTTAATTTTAATAGAACTATCTGCAATTTCTTTATCGTTTTTATTTTTTTGGGTATTCCACCCTGTTAATCTTCCCCTAATATATCCTTCAGGGACACTTTTCCCATCCAAAATATACAAATTTGAGATACCATTATTATACCATTTCATTTTCTTAACTCTATCGGAGGTTGCCTTTTTTAATTCATCAGAGTGCGTTTTACCAAACATTCCATTTTTTTCGCCAAATAATCTATTATCATAATTTTCTAATCTTTTTTTATTAGTCTCTGAAGATTTATTTTTTGATTCTTCTGATTGTTCCTTACCATACATAGGATTATTACACCCGCTTTTATCATATGTTGGCATTTTTACTATACCCTCATTTAATAACCTTAATCTAGATTTCGACATTCTTTCTTTAGTAATTTCTAGTATAGTAACCCCATTTTTAAAATTTTGATTTTCTAAAATAAATTCGTCTATTTTGTTTGCTTTTACTTGAATATTTTTCTCACCATCAGTAAACCATTTAAATGAACCTGTTATAGCCAAACGTACAGAATTTTTATGTTCTTCTGTTTTAGGAATTCCTTTTGTTGATGCTGATATCTTTGCCCCATGCCCTTTTGGTCCTACAGAACCTTTATATGACCCATCATATCTATTCAACCAGTCACTGGAAATTTTAGTATGCATTCTAACTAACACCTTATGTTCCCATTCTAAGGCACTAACTCTATCAATAAACAATTTACGAATTTCAATGATATCTGGTTCACCATATTCTTTTCTATATTCCCTCATATACTTAGAACTTGTGAAATATTTTATCCATAAATCGTCTATTGGATTTAATAGAGTTCCTCTGACGCCATAATAATGTTTATTTGTTTGTGACCAACCTATATGATATGTGTAATACATTTATCTATCCTAAGTTCTATAAATATAGTATTTATATATTTTAGAACTTAGGATATTATCGAGGATATATCTGCTTCATCCTTATCTGGTCTCAAACATAAAAATATTGGGAGAAATAAAGATTCTTCACCTTGTACATTCTTGATTCTAGCATTATACTTCACAGCAATAATTTTGTCAAAGTATTCACTCGGTGGTGCATTTCTTTGCTCATCAGTAAATCCTGAACCAACATATACCTTTACTTTACCATCAGAAGATTCACAATATAATGAACCTATAGCATCAGCATATTTACCTGTTCCAGATATAACACTCATTACTTTCAACTCACAATCTAATTCTGCTTTGAACTTGATTTGACCTTTTGATCTTTTGTTTTCCCATAATGAGTTTGGGTCTTTAAGAATGATGCCTTCATCGCCATCATCTAGATAGTTTTGGAATATTGTTTGAGTTTGTTCTAATGAATGAACTTCAAAGGTTTCAACTAATTCAATCTTAGCTTCACTTGGTAATCGTGCCAAAAGATAGTCTAATCTTTTTAATCTATATCTATAAGGCTGGTCACATTTACCTGCAATGAAATCTCCATAAGGTATTTGATCCCAAAGAGTAGCAACAACTCTATCTGCTTCTTCTTTTGATATAGTTCCCTTTACTGCTTTGTTTAGGATACCATTACCAGTTTGGCGATCACATATCTTACCTTTTGAATCTGTTTCAACTGTATCATACACCAGAAGTTCACCATCAAACACAAGATCTTTACCATATGCTAATTCTATGAATTCTTTTTCCAGACTGCCTAGTAATGAAATCTCTTTACCATTCCTTGAACGAAACTCAACTGTACCTTTTAAATCCTTATCAAATTTAACAATAGCATTAAATCTCATACCATCTTCTTTCTTTTGGACTATGGCGGGGAATGTAATCTTATCAACCAACTTCTGTTCAAAAGGAGAGCATAACATACAAGGATATTCTGGAATTAGATTCTTCCAGACTTTATTGACTGTAGAAGTATTAACACCACACTTAAGGTCTTTCTGTATGATTCGTTCTATGACTTTAGCATCATCAGGAAGGATGCTTGATAAAACATAAGTTAAATGTTCTATTGCTTTATTACCAGTTAAGGTTCTATTTGAAAATATTTTTAATTCTTCTAATGCCCATTCTATACCAAATGTTGTTTTATATGTTTGATCATATTCAGGAATTTTTCTTTGATAAAACTGGGTAAACGGATCATTGGCTAACCGACAAACTTCTTTTAGAAGTTCGTTATCTTTGTATTTTGTTAGCAATTCGATTTTGAAGTTTCTAGAATTGTTTGCTTGAAGTTCATTCAGTATTTGTAGTATCATTATATAATATCTCAATTAATTAGTTTATGGGTCTATTATATCATAAATTCAGAGAATGTAAACGTTTATATTAAATTAATATCAATTGTTTCACCAACTCTGAAGATTCTAACTTTATACTTCATTTCAAAAAATCTTTTTTCATCTCTAGTCAAAACTGCGTTATAACCTTGTGCACATTTCTTAGCATCTTCTTTCTTATCGAAAGATTTTACCATAGTAGTACCTTCTTCGCCGTTTGCACCATTAAAACTATAAACACCATATTTAAACATAATTAAACCTCTTTGTAGTAAGAAGGGTCGTCAAAAACGACTTCATTAATAATCCAAGCAATGATAGAATCTCTATCAGTTGGAGCAATATGACGAGGGCGAACACCATTAACATCTTTGAACCAATCAGAGAATTCTCCGAAAAGGTCTTCGATTGGCATTGCTTTGTATTTTTCTACGATTTTGTTGCTCATAATATATAATTCCTCAATAATTTAAATGTTATCCAATGCAAGGATAACTGTTGGGATGATTAACTGAAACATAACTGGTATGCTTAGTAGTAAATCTGTTACTGGTTTTAATATTTCTTTATTCATAATATAGTTACTCATTTATTTAATTTATGAGTCTATTATATCATGATTTTTGGAAATGTAAACGATTATTTTTAACTAAAAAGGAAATAGACTGTTTACTAAAAAGAAACTATTTTAGCAGTTCCATTTTCTTAATGCTAAAGCTTTTCTTGTAGGTCTACCTTTTTCATCTTTCATAGGACCTTCAACACCAGACATTCTAGCGCAAAAAGATTTTCTACGATTAGCATCTTTACTTCCAGGTTTTAACTTAGAAGGAGGAGTTGTTACAGCCATCTGTAAATGACCACCAGTTTTTCTATTGTAATCATCTACACCTTTCTGAGTCAATCCACCTTCTGAACTCTTATGGCCTTTAGCATCAATAGCATATTCAGTAAGTTCTTCTTCTTTCACACAGCTTTTAGGTGCGCATGGTTTAGTTCCAGGAACTCTTTTATATCCTTTCCAGCAATTGCAATCTTCGGTAAATTCTTTAAAGGTTTTCATTTTATTTCCTTATTTCATTAATTTTATTGATCCTTCATGACTAACAAAGTATGCTTCAAATTTGATCTTTGGGAATAATTTTTTTAATTCAAGAAACTTAGTCAAATTAGTTATTGCATCGTCAAATAGACTTACTCTATCAAATTGACCTGTCTTTAGATAGTTGTGTATGATTACAAACTTTTTATCGGCAGCTGCGGCAATATCAATTATATTACCTGCACGTTCTACACGAACATCATCAATATTGAATTTATATTTTCTGAATGTATTAAGAAAAACTTCTTTATTATCGAAGTTTGCTCTTGCAGTAACAACTATGACTTTACTAAGTGGATTTTTAACTGAATGTGATAAGATTGCTTTTGCTCTATCAAACATTCTTGATATAGGTTTGGATTCTTTATTAAACTTTTTAGCATCTTTGAATTCTCCAAAATCAAAAGATTCGCCTTTTTTTAATATGTATGTATTAAATTCTTGATTAGATAGTTTTTTTAGGACTTTACCATCTTTCATTAATGCAATTTGCGCAGTTGTATGAAATAATGTATCATCTATATCAAATATACTAAGTCTACCTAATTTACTGTCTTCTGATAAAAACTTTTTAAATGATTCCATTCTCTTTACTTCTTTGATTAACATTTACTTTATTTATCTTTTAACCTCTAGCAAATTTGTTAGAGAATGCACGCTGTTCAGATTTCATTTCTGCTTCAAACACCATACGATTCATTTCTCTATCATCTTGTTCTGCTTGAAGTCTTGCTTTGTTCAAGGAAATTTCAAGGAGTTGGCCTGCATATTTACATATACGGGGAGTACCTTTAGCATTTGGTTTTTTCCAATACGCTAATTGCTTTTCAGATAGTTTTTTAAACTTATCATAATAAGTAGCCATTGAAGTACCCATATAAGCATCGGCAGGAGTAAATCCACGACCATTTGCATTAATGGTTCCTAAAGCGGTCTTTTCAGTTTCAGTTTGTCTTTCATTAATAACTACTAAAGCTCGGCAAATAGCAGTATCATTATTGTTTAATAGATTTATAATATCTTGTTTGTTCATTTTATTACTCACTTTCTTTAATAACAACATTATAGACAGTATTTGCCCATATTTCTTTTATTTTAGTTACTTGGTCATAACTAAGGTTATCATATTCACTAATAACATCTGCTCTTGGCCAAACACCAACAGCTTTTTTATTTACTACTTTCACATTATATGTTTTCAACTCATTCATTAGGTTCGTATCCATAGTTATTATAGATTGCCATCTTTTCATCGTTATCATCAGGATTATCATAGTAATAATCTTCAAGTTGTTCATCAGTGAACGTATCAAGATCATACTCTTCGTATTCGTTTAAAGGCATTTCGGTATAAGGTATTGTTTTCATTTTAGTTCTCATTTAATTAATTTATGAGTCTATTATATCATAGTTTTAGGAAATGTAAACGTTTTATTTTGGAAATAGACTATTTCTTTTAAAGAAACAATCAACGCGAAGCCTTTATGTATTCTAGTTGAGTGTTCAAATATTCTTCATAATCATCTAATAATTTAACTGACTTGATTTTACTATACATCTTTTGAAAGTCACCCTGGCCATCTCCATGATAAAAGTATACAGGTTCACCATCAAATGTAGTATTAACTACACTTATTTCATTTATATAATGTTCAATCATTACAATCTCCACATCTAAAATTTAATTTATTAGACTATTATATCATGTTTAGCATACATGTAAACATTTATTTTAATAAATAAGACTATAAGGAGATAGATATGAACACAGAACATTTGTATTCAAGATGGAGACCTGCAATTGCATGGTCATATATGGTTGTATGTTTGTTTGATTTTATGGTTGGACCAATAATCTATAATACACTTCAGTATCTAGAAGTAGGTACAAACATTTCAATGTGGCAAAGCATTACACTTCAAGGTGGCGGTTTATACCACCTCTCAATGGGTGCTATTGTGGGTGTTTCTGCTTTTGGTAGAACTAAAGAAAAATTGGCTATGACAGAAGTTAAATAATTATCTATTCAAAATATAGCAAGTTACTTCAAATCCAATTCTAATATCTTTAAAGGTTGGGGTTGACCATTTTATGTTATTTTCCTAATTGTTTATTTTGTCCAAGGTTTATCATTACCTGCCCAGTCTTGGACTTCACAACTCCAAGACATTAATTTATTATAGATTGGATATAACCAACTCCAATCTAAATAATGCATTGGGTAACTAATCCAATCACCGAGGTAATATAATAATTCACTTACAACTCTAGCAAATATTTTCTTCATTCTAATATTTTTTCTACGATTTTATTATATAGATAATTTATCAAAGAGTAAAGTGCAAATAGAACCACATAACAAATTGTAAATGTGACAAATAAAGATAAGCACATTGCAAGTGATACTTTATACATAAAACTTCCTAATTATCTGCTAATACCTGAATAGCAATATCATAATTGTGCTTTCTATCTTCAAGACCATTAAGACCTCCATTTATTGCTTTTGTTAATCCTGTAAAATCTTTAGCATCGGCAAATCTATTAATATTATTTGTTTTCCAAAAGAAACATCCTGATTCTAATGCACCTTCTAAGGTCTCACAATAATTAACAGTTTCATCAACTGATTTGCCTATAGAATGCGCAAACTTTGTATAGTTACCTTTACCTGTTAATTGTATACAACCTCTTCCTCGAAATTTGTATCCATCACCTGATTCTTCAGAACCATTACCCATTCTATCACAATAAACTTTATTTGCAATCTTTACAGGATTTCTAGCATATATGTTTGCTATATCCATTGAAGGAAATCTTTTTGGCCAAGTATTACGTAGACCTTGAGCAGAATAATTTAAGTTTTCTTTTAATGTATTAAACTGAGCAGACTCATGACCACACTGAGAAAGAAAGCAAGCAATCCTTTCTTTAGTATTAATTTCATACTTTGGAAGAACTTTGTTAAGAACTACCAATAATTCTTCAGGTTGCTTATTATTTGGACAAATCTTTTTCAGTTGGTCAATTGTGATCATTTTAATATTCCTAATATAGTTAGGTCTATTTATAAAGGGTTATTTGCGTCTTCTTCTATTACTAATAATATACAATCTTCTTCTTCACTAATTATACCTATAGCAAATCTATTAAATCCACATTGAATATAAATCGGTTTTTCAGAATCCC